TGTTCTTTTCTAAGGGACAATCCTTTTCGTTTACTGGGCATCGTTCTCTAGGTCGTTGATGTAGTGAAGTATCTCCCCCAAGGTTCTTTTCTCTTCGGGACTGAACTGATGTTGATCCAGCTTCTCGAAAAACTCGGGGAGCCTTGTCGGACGAAGAGTCGGAGCGCACCCAGTCATCAATAACATCACGCATGTCGCTATGCCTACGACGGTATAACTCTTCTTCATAGCTGTCTAAAAGACCGCGAAGTGCCTCTGCTACTTTTGGGAATGATATAAGTAGTTTTAGGAGTAGTAGAGACAGCTTCACGGCTATAAGTGTTATTCTTTAGCTCGCCCGATGTTCAACGCAAGCCAGTCAACGACGCGATACGCCTTGCCAACCCAAGTGTCATCTTGGGGTGTAGGTGTTAAAGCAGCGATAGCACTGGCGGCTGTTACAATGGCGGTAGCGATCCCGATGAGTTCTGTAGAGTTCTCCAGGATGTAGGTAATAATGTTAGACATATTGTTGTGGGGGTTAAGGGGTGACGGCAATGCGAGCTTCAACACTTCTACGGTAGCCTTCGTCGTTATCGTAACGAGGATCAGCCATTGATTGAGTCATCTCGTAGCTAGAACCAAAGGGAACCGCAAGTGCGTTACCAGCAGTTCCTCCTTGGACAAGAGCTACAGGATCTCCTCCGTCAGCTACATAGCGAGCATAGAGACCTCGGATAGCCATCGCAGCGGCATCACGATCTCCACTCTCTACGGTGTTGTTGTAGACCGTTTGTTCTTGGTCGGTAAGAGCGGTAGATGCCCAATCGGACATAGACTCATAGTTATCTTTTCCTCCGATCTCCGCTTGAAGAGACTCTTCTTGCTGGGATTGGAGTGCCTCGAAACCTTGGACATATGTATCAACAACATCCCTGCTCAATCCAGCTTCTTCAAGACTCTGGTAGGCTGAGTCGGATAACGTCCCATTCTCGTAGTATTCGTCAGATGCTGCTGTCACGACCTCACCCATTGCGGGTGTCGCTTCAGCTTCCTCCGAGTTGTCTTCGGACTGTTCGTTGTTGTTGTTACTTTTTTCGTGGAAGCGTTGCTCCAGTTGTCCATAGGCTTCAGCCATAGACTCGGGGCTATCGAACTTCTCGGGGAGCCACTCAGGGCGTTCCGGTGTTTCCGGTGTTTCCGTTGGGGTTTCCTCGGGTTGTTGTGTCGGCTGCTGTTGGTCACGCTGTTCTTGCGCTTCCTCTTGCATTGCGGCTTGCTGCTCCAAAGAGATGTTCTCCTCGGGAGTTGGGTCGTTGTATGTTACGGATTCCATTACTATTCAGGTGGTTCAACCTCCGGCATATTACCCGCTAACGACTGATCGTTCAAGGCTTTAATACCAGCGGGTCCGAGCTTCTCACTGAGAGCTTGCATTTGCGCCATCTGTTGCTCTTGTTGCATCTGCTCAGAACTCTTGATGAGTCCGTCAGTCTTAATGCCGAGAGCGGTAGCGCGTCTTTTGAAGTAGTCTTCAACATTAACAAATTGTCCAATAGCCTGTGGGCCAACCACTTGGGCAGCACCAGCAAGGAACAGGTCAAGCTTAGAGAGATCGTTACCACGACCAAGAGCCTCTACACCTGTAACAATCACAGGCTTGACGAGATCTTTAGGAAGCTTAGGCAGAGTCTTCTTCTTCTGCATCACCATCATGATTCGTGTCACCAAGGGCAACTGCATCTCACTGGCAAGAAGGCTATACATTCCTCCAAGGGAAGTCTCTAGCTCTTGTGAAAGCATTCGGATCTCCTCGGCGGTAACACGCTCAGCCTGTCGAACCACACCGGATGTAAGCAGGAATGCTCCACCGAGACGGTCTTTGATGGCTTCGACTGTGACCTGAGCCGTTCGGAAGTCGTTGAACTTTCCAAGCTGTAAGGTGCTGACATCCGCTGCACTCCCTTGAACAATCGCACCGTTGGGGCTTTCAGCCAGCGTCCGTGCGCGGGTAGTACCGTTGGGGTTCACAAGGAATAACACCTTGGCTGCTGCGGCTGATCCTTCAACAATCGCTCTGGTCAACGCTTCAAGACTCTGGATGTCACCGAGGTATTCCTCAACGAACCCACGACCGTAGGCCTCCCCGTCAATCCTAGAAAGACGCAAGGGGATGAACGGATTGCGATCCTTGGGAACCTTACCACCAGCACCAGGAATGTTCACCCCATTAACGTCTTGGCGTATGTGCCAAGATCCTTTGATCAGGCAGCATGAGGTGTAGAGATCGAGCTTGCTTTCGGCGGTGTCGAGGTTGGGGTCTCCTTGGACAAGAGCCGCTTGGACTTCTTCAGGGAGCGTAGAGAATGCAAGGGTTTCCTTTGTGGCGGTCTTAAGGAGGTTCCCCATCGGGTCTCTCTCAACAACAAACCTATCAAGGTGGAACACACGGAGTCCTCCGCTGTCCGGTAGATAAAGGAGGGCGTTCCCTGTGATGATGAGATGCTTAAGAGCTTCGTGGATTGTTACACGGTAGGCTCCGAGGCTTACCTCATCCATAACCAAACCTTCAAGGGCTTGCAGGGATGATTCGATCTCACTCAAGAGTTCCGGTGGGGTCTCCTCTTCGGCTAGCTTACGCTGGTCAGCCTGAAGGCGAAAGAAGGGAGCATTAGGGGGAAGCAAAGCTAAGAGCAGCTTCGATGAAAGATTGTTAACACCACGGGAACCAACACCACTGAAGGGAGTATCAAGTCTACTGTGGGGGCCAAAGCCTTCCTCGGGCATTACATACGGAAGGGTCAGCTTGGAGCAAGCCCGTGCGCGGTCGAGGTATTGATAACGATCCCCCTCAAGGCGGGTGTAGGTTTGTTGGGCGGTTTCGTTCATTCGTCAGCAGGAAGGTCTGGGTTAATTAAAGAGTCAGGGTCGATTTCAACGCGAGCCTCTAGTCCTCCAAGAAGAGTCACTAGTTGGTCGAACTCAGGGAAGTCGCGAGGTGTTAATCCATTTCGGAGTGGGGTGCTAAGAACCTCGTCGCCAGCGGGAATAAACATCTCACCAACACTTGCTCCGCTGTAGATTGGTTCCGCTCCTGTAGTCCAGTAATAGTGCTGACCACGACCTAATTGAGCATCGCGAATCCCGTCGATGACGGTGGTGGCTATTTCGGGGGTTGTTATAAATCCAATCATAATGTGATTCCTGAGCAGGTTTCCCAAAGGGTTTTGACGGCGTCAGTGTAGGCCGAGCGGTCAGTTACATTTAATCCATCGCTAATTCCAAACGCACCAGCGTTAGAATCTGTGGGTTGACTACCAGCCCCTGTCGAGGAGGCGGCAGACCCGAATCCAGTGATTGGAAAACTATTGTTGTAAGAGCCAGTCAACGCGCCTGTGGTTGTTTTCTCGTCGAATGCGGAAGCGGTTCTTCTACTGAGAGTTGTATCTCCGTCTTTGCGGTTGGTTAACAGCACACCGTGAGAGCCGAATGTCGCCAAAGCTCCCGTCACATCCGCGCCCAACCAAGTTCCTCTGGGAAGCAGTGAGCTACTTTGTGTATTAATTCGGACACTGTTCGCGGTTATTGCGCCAGCACCGATGATGGTTTTGTTGCCGTTGTTAATAGCTCTGTCATGTGGAGAGGTAGCATCGTAGGCAAGGGCCATGAGACAACCGTTCTCAATCGTGAGGTCATCAAGCAGTTTGTATCCAGTGTCAAAACGGTTTGAGGAAGAGGCAGCGGTTGGGTGAGAATATCCAGCGGCGAAGGTGAATGAGCCTTCAAATGTCCCGCTAGTCGAGCTAACAAGGCATCGAGCATTCGGCGCGGCTGCACCCCAGATGGGAAGATAAAAACGCTTCAAGCTGGAATACCAACCTTCATTTTTACCTGTGACGTAGAAGGTGTCAATCGCGGTCTTCTGTGCTGACGAAAGACTAACACCATCTCCTTCAAGTAAACCAATGTATGCTGATGCGTTAGGGTCAGGACCACGCTGAGAGAAGCGGGTAGTAAACGATCTCGTCAAAGATTGGGCTACCCCTTGTGTTGGGAAAAGCGTCCCCAAGCGAAGGGAGAGCTTTTCGTCAGTCCGTCTATTCTTCCGCATACCGGTCTACTCTTAAAGGATGATAGGTTTGATAATCACTTGGACATCAAAATTAGGACTACCTGCTGCGTTGCTTACTTTGACACGAATGTTGGAAACAGGACTCGTGAACAAACCACCACCGTTGGCAGTCAATGTCGTGTCTGGTCCTACGTCAACCCATGTGTCACCGATCTTGTGTTGTAGTGTCACGGAACTACCGGAACTGAAGGAACCCGCTACCAAGAAAGCGTTGGTCTTGCCATTGTGGGGGTTAACAGCGGGTGTTGTGGTAGCGTCAAAAAAGGTATCACTACCTGCTCCTGATCCGAGTATGGTGGTGTCGATGTTGATGTCTGTTGATACGAGTGCCATAATACAATTTAGTAGTTAGATGTTTGTTTGGAGATTCCCAATCCACCAACGACAGGACGGCGTTTCACAAGACTAGCCACACCCCTTGGTTTCCCTTGGGCTTTGGAGGGTTTATCTTTTGGTTTAACCGTCTCGGCTATAGCAGTAGGCGGTGGAGGACTCGCAGGAGGCTCCGGTGGTTTTGGCGTTTTAACAGACATGCACATGGTTTTAGTCTTCTTGGTGGAATGGTTTTAGATGGTTAGCTAGCTGGTCGTCGTGAAGACGTTTTAGAAAGTTAACGAGTTCGCGCTTACCCCCATAAAAGTCAATCTCCCGAAGCGAATCGCTAGGGGAGAAATCCTTACTTGGAACACGTTCGTCCAAGAACTTAATCAAGTCTGTAGAGACAGGCGGTATATAGTCACTCATTGTTAACAATCCTATTATGGGTCTGTTCATCTAACTGCCTTTGAAGATGAGCCAAAGCTCGCCATGCCATTGCCGCCCAATCACCCTCCAAGGTATGACGCAGCATCGCGTCCAATTCATCCTGGGACTTGCTTTTATCCCACCATATATCCAAGGAATCTGGGTGGTGCTGGAGGTTCCCTTTAACGGATTGCTTGGCGACCTCAACGAGAGCGTCAGGAAAATAACACAACAACCCCCGATACAGAGGGATCATCTTGCGCTCCTCGGCGGTTCCTTCGATATGGATGGTGTTAGTCTTCATCTTTGAGTAGCTCTAGGAGTTTTGCGCGTTTCGCTTTAAGCCTTAGAATGGCTTGTTCAAGAACGGCGATGTCCTCTTTGATTATCTGTTGGCGGGTTTCTTTTACGGTGTCCATAGTGTTATCTCCTTGGTGTCTTTATCGTAGTAACCTTCCCGAAGGATGAACGCCATGCGAGCATTAAGCAACGCTTCGTCCTCCCCCATTCCGGCTTTCTCATACGCATTAACAACAGTCTGCCATTCCACTCCCTCTTTATCAAGGAGCTTTTCAGCGGTCTTCAAACCCACCCGAGGAACACCAAAGTATCCATCGGTGGCATCGCCGGCGAGCGTCTGGACTAGGTGCTGTCTGTCTGCTTCCTCCAAGGTCACGGTGCGTAATTCGTCCTTCAGGAAGTTATACCAGATGCACGGCACGGTCGCGAAGTCTTTGTCTCCACTAACAATAATAGAACCTGGTTCACCGCTTCCAATAATCCCAAGGACATCATCGGCTTCCAAGCGTTGCTCGTGTTGGGTTTCCCATGTGTCACAAGCCCAGTCCCTCAAAGCACCGAGGCCAAGTGGAGTTCTCTTCTCGCGCCTGTGGGATTTGTAAAGAGGGTTGATCTCGTGACGGAAGGTGTAGCGATCCGAGAAGACCATTGTTACCTTGTCGCCTTCCTCCTCGTCCACCATAAGAATCTCGTTGATGCAGTCAGTGACCATGATGAAACAGTCCTTGAGATCCGAGAAGTCGGAGTGAACAGTGAAGATGTCATCATCCCACTTGATTTCTTTTTCGGCTGAGAACGCTGCCCTATAGAGAAGCATGTCGCCGTCGATGTATATTTTCTTACTCATAATTGTTAGTGTGTTTCAGCCCAATTAGATCCCACCTTGTATTCACCGTCAAGACGGCATTTGAATTTCAACTCCTCGCCAGCCTTGGTGAGTGAAGCACAGAACAACTTACCGAGTTCATCAGCGTGTTCCGCTAGACAGGAGAACTGAACCTCGTCGTGGATGTTACCGTGAAGTTCGTAAGGTAGCTTTGCGTCACGCGCAAAAACAACCAACCCCTTCTTCATAACAACTGCTCCACTCGACTGTAACAAAAGATTCAATGCGGAGTGTGCAGAGCGACAG